GATACCTTCGTCCCTTTTGGTAACTTCACAGATATCAAAAAAATTATTAAGTCCAATCTTTTCTACCCTACGTTCATTACAGGACTCTCTGGCAATGGCAAAACGTTCTGTATTGAACAAGCTTGTGCGCAACTCAACAAAGAACTGATTCGTGTAAACATCACCATTGAAACTGATGAAGATGATCTTATTGGTGGGTTTCGTCTTGTTAATGGGGAAACTGTATGGCATAATGGACCTGTCATTGAAGCACTCCAACGAGGAGCAATCCTGCTACTGGATGAGATTGACCTTGCTTCAAACAAAATCCTCTGTCTCCAATCCATTCTTGAAGGTAAAGGTCTGTTCCTGAAAAAGACTGGTCAATATATCAGTCCTGCCAAAGGATTCCAAGTCTTTGCCACTGCAAACACCAAAGGTAAGGGTTCTGATGATGGACGCTTTATTGGCACCAATGTGTTGAATGAAGCATTCCTTGAGCGTTTCCCAGTTACCTTTGAACAGTCCTATCCTTCTCCTGCTACTGAGCAGAAGATTCTTGAGGGTGTTGCATCTGACCTTAATGTGGTTTGTCCTGCTTTCTGCAAGCACCTGGTTGATTGGGCAGACATCATTCGCAAAACCTTCTATGATGGTGGTATTGAGGATGTTATCAGCACACGTCGTCTGGTTCACATCATTCGTGCCTACAGCATCTTCAATAACAAAGAGAAAGCAATTCAAGTTTGCATCAATCGTTTTGATGAGGAGACCAAGGCATCTTTCATTGAACTCTATGACAAGGTGGATGCTGAGTTCCAAATGGTTGACACTCAGGAGTCTGCTTGATATAATTTATGATAAACGCTTGGTCGCTTTTACATGATGAACTTTATGGAGATGAATCTATGACTATTGAATCAGCTACAAGTAAAGACTACAATGATTTTTGGGAAGGAGATGGACACAGTATGGTAGGTAATCCTCTTATGGGTGGTATGGCAGATGACACCATTGATTTTGGTGGTAATGGCATTAATGCTGCTGATACAGTGAAACTGGATTATATGGGTTTGGGAGAGGATCACATCACATTTACCTCTACCTATGGCAGTGATACACTTGATCTTACTGTTCCAGTAGAGAAAACAAACAAGTACAAGTACAATGAGGATAATATCCTTGAAGAGTTGAAAGAATATATTTCTGGAACATATCGCCAGCATTACTCTGCTGGTGATGATAAGATTCAAACCCTGGATCTGATTGAAGCATGTGGTGATGGTGAAGCATTCTGCAGATCCAACATTCTCAAGTATGCCTCTCGCTATGATAAGAAAGGCACTGCACGTCGTGACATTATGAAGATCTTGCATTATGCTGTACTTCTGATGCATTTTAATGACAAAAATGCACAAA